TTTTTATTTATTAGGTTTCTCTATTGGGTTTCTATTATATAAGATTGCTGATACCACTTTGTGCTTCAGCTGAATATAATAGAATAGGGGTTGTACCCCATTTCGTAGATATCGAATAACTATTAGTTACTATATCTAAGATTTTATAAAGAAAAACATTATTTCTTATGGCATTATTAAATCCACTCCCACAAGGGGGAGATAAAGATAATCGCGTGACCACTGGATTATCACAAGCTCTTATAGCTTTTGAAAACCAAGGGTTGAGACTTGAACAAGGTCTAAAACGTGAAATCAATTATCAACCACTTGACGAAGTAAAACTTCGCCAAGAGGCGGTAACTGAATTGTTTAAAATAACTTCAAAATTAAATGCAAGTCTTGCAGTAATTAAGAAAGGCTTAAACAAACGCTCAGTTCAACTTCGCTCTGAAGTATCTCGTAGAGATAAAGTAGCGGGAAGTAAAATTGGGGCGACGCCTAATAAAGTACCTACTGGTATGATCTTAAAAGATCCTAATGGTAGAGAGTTTATTTTAATAGATGGAGTAGCGCGTTATTTAACGCTTGATTCTCCAGCTATTTTATTACCTAGTCAAGAAGAATTAGTTTCATCTGAACCAATACGTGGTGAAGATGATCCTAATCCTTCTTATTAAATATTCACAAGGAGGAAACTTATTAAATCTAAATTTAAATCTAAATCTAATTTGAATCCTTCTATGAATACAAAGTTCCTTGATATAAGGATGAGAACGCGAACCAATAATAATAAAGGCTTTAAGTCATTTGACAAAAACTCTTTACGAAGATTGGCTAAGTTTCATAAAATACCTAATTATACCGATCTCAAGCATTCTGCTCGAGTTAAAGCTGTACTTAGATATGAAGCAGCGAATTTCTTCAATACTCCACGTATCAAACGTTTAATCGTACGATTACCTAAGGTTTATTCAATACTCTATAACATAGATATTGAACATTCCGAAAAGCTTCTAAAATATTTTATTAAATATTTTGAGAAGTCTGTTAAAAACAGGGGTATCAATACAACCTTACGGTTACTCAAAGTATTCACTACTATAGCTACAAGATTCTCTTGTGGTCACAGTTTTGAAATACCCGAGGATCAACTAGTAAAATTATCATTAGAAGGAATACCTTTAAGGCTTATTCCGTTTAAGGATGATTTATTAGGATCTATTGATCAAAAGAGATTTGCATTAGCAATTTTAAATCTTCCTAGACTTATCATTGTTGATGGTCCCTTTGACAAATACTCTTCTATTACAGAAAAGTCTCGTTTTGAGCAGCTCTCTTTGAATGAACAACCTAAATTAGGTGGTTACTTCCAGAGAATAATTGATAATTCTACTGACCCACTCGTTATACGAGAGGTCAGTAAAATTAAGTCAAGCTTTATTAAGACGGTAGAAGTTATATTTCCGCTTAAGGATCAGTTAAAACGAATCCTTAAGTTGAAAAAACTATCAAAATTACACGTTTCTCCAAAGAATGGTCCAAACGGACCTTGTATTGGGGCATCTTTACTTGATTATAAATCACTTAAAAATAACCCAGAGTTACTAGGGTATATTAAATGGTTTAGTAGTTTTACAGCTAATAAACGATTGAACAATATCCTAGATTCTTTAGAAAAATCTGAAAATTTTGAAAGATCTTTAATAAAACACGAATGTTATGACTTCCTTACATCCAAAATTAAATTAAAAAAAGAATCTTGGGATAAGAGAAGGGCATTTGCTATAGCTGATTGGTTTAGCCAATCTGCATTAGTAGGTTTACATGATTATCTTAATGATGTGTTAAAAACATTTCAAGAAGACTGCTCATTTAATCAAACTTATGCAGTTAGATTGATCCAGTATTGGACTCAATATAATGTGGATTTACCTGAATTTCAAGTAAATTCAATTGACTTAACTACAGCTACTGATAGAATACCATCAGAGGTACAAGCTGAGATTTTATCTCAGGCTTTTGGTTCTGAATTCGCATTTAATTGGCGAAATATATTATGTAACAGAGAATTTAATTCTCCTATAGGTAATATTAGGTACTCTACTGGACAGCC